GGCTGGCCTATGATGTTGTGATTCTCATCCAAGTCTGGTTTTACGCACATCAAAACCACGCCTTTTTTAATTTTCGTGCCATGCAGTTCATTGTGTGCTTCTGCGTAAGCACACAGTTGAACAAAGTAGTCGTCAATCCATTCACGTTTTTTGGGCTTGTTGGTTTGTTTGTAGTCTAGGATTGATTCTTCGTTGCAGTGTATGCCAGCACCGTCTGTGGTTCCTGCATATATCTTAGGAAAGTATAGTGGTACTTCGATACCCCAGAATTCACTAACATTTTTTAATCCATGCTTGACCACTTCTTCTGCCATGACGTGACTGGGCCAACTGAACGGATTTGATCCTCGAGCAGGAATAGCACCTTCCTTAATGTACTTTTCAAGATAAGTGTGCATTCTGGTGCCGCGATTGGCGGCTTCAGTTGTGATGGCCTGTACTCGTTCTGCACCCACAGCACGTCGCCAATTGTGTAAAGCAGCCCGGCTTTCTTCACTCTTGGTTTTGTCTAATATGGTAGTTACTGAGGGTAACTTATTGCCATCCGGTGTGGCATAAAATCTCTTGCCATCCACTGTGACTCGAGGAATGGGTTTGTAATCAAATTTTGGATTGTACAAATTAAACTCTAAAACTTTCACCGCAACCACAGCGGTCGCGTTCATTGGGATTGACAAATTCAAAGCCTTCATTTAGGCCTTGACGCACATAATCTACTGTGACACCTTTGAGATACACTTCGTGTTTTTTATCGACCAAGACTACAAAATCATGTTGTGCATAGTTGATATCTGATTCAGATGGCGTGTACTCTTGTACATATTCTAACACATACGCCAAGCCAGAGCAACCAGTAGTTTTCACTCCAAGGCGAATTCCAGCATAGTTTTTGGCTTGCAGTAATCGTTTTACTTTGGTATAGGCACGATCAGTTAGAGAGATCATGCTTCTTTCTGTAGTCCTCTACTGCGGCTTTGATGGCGTCTTCAGCAAGGATGCTACAATGGATTTTGACTGGTGGCAGCGCGAGTTCTTGAGCAATCTCTGAATTTTTAAGAGCTGCCGCTTCGTCAAGCGTCCGGCCTTTAACCCACTCGGTAACGAGAGAACTGCTGGCAATCGCACTGCCGCATCCGTAGGTTTTGAATCTTGCGTCTGTGATGATGCCATCTTGCACCTTGATTTGCAGTTTCATAACGTCGCCGCAGGCCGGCGCACCAACCATGCCAGTTCCCACATCTGTGTCGTCTTTGGCAAAGCTACCCACATTGCGTGGGTTTTCATAATGATCAATAACCTGCTGACTGTAAGCCATATAATTTTGTTTCCTCTATCCAACCTATCAAACACTCTGAACCATATTTTTCTTTGAATGAATTTATAGCTTCAAACTGATTTTGTGCTGCCACAGTGGCAACATACTGTTTTAATATACCATTAGCATCAGTATATTTGATGTAGGCTTTCCAGTGTTTCATTGGCAAGTTCTAGTTCTAGTGATAGTGCCATCTGCATGTTGGGTTTCAGTCCAAGGTGTGCAATTAGCTCGTACTGGCTGTTGGACAACCACTGCAGGTGGCGGAACATAACCATAATTGTAAACAGGCTCGTTGTAGTTGCGTGTTAACGCATATCCAATCACTCCACCAACAATCACTGGTGCAACCCAATTTCCGCCATGTCTATGATGATGGTGGTGGTGATGTTGTGCTTGAGCTGAAACAGCCAAAGTCAATAATGAGAGAGCAATGAGTTTTTTCATACGGGCCTCCTACAGCATAGTATACTATATTTAACGCCTTGTGTCAACAATCTGTTGACTGTTTACATTGGTCGCTTCATGGCCGATTTGGCCATTTTGTTTACCACTTGTTGACTTTGTTGTACTGAAAGTTTTTCTGGGCCAATGTCGGCACCTTTGAATGTGACCATACCAGAATTAGGGTCCAGTGGTTCTAGCACACCACTCAGTGGAGGTTGGCTTATGATGTCGCCAAGATTTTGACTGGTAATAGGAATACCCAAACTTTGAGCTGCGGAAATAAACGCATTTTGACTGATTTGTTTTTGAGCATTTGTGTCTTCTGCTCGACCTGCAAGAAAGTTTACCAACCCTACTAGTTTGTTAGGGTCGGCTCCGGCGTTTGTGGATTCAACTTCGTCAATTCGCATTATCTCTTGGCGCGACCAAGTGCGGCAGGCGGAACAGGTGCTGGCTCTTCTGGTGGTGGTGCAATTTCATCACCAGCGGCTGCGGCAGCAGCGTCTAGGTCATCCATACCAGCAGCGGCCATGTCAGCAGCAGGAGCAGGTGCGCCGCCCATGGCAGCCATACCAGCATCAGGTGGAGGAGTTTGTCCAGTTACCACACCAAGTGCTTGATCCAATTGTTGTTTGGCACCTTGCAAGTTTTGTACCAAACCTGTTAGTGCGGCTGTGGCATCTGTGTTAAATTGAGCAGCTTGGTCAATTCCCACTTGATTCTTGATCGAGTCAACCAGTGCAGGCAGTTCTTTGAATTGCATTTCGCTGGCATCTTCTAACATAGATTGCATCTTGTCAACCATGTCTTGTGCAGCCAACACCACTTGGGCTTGTTGCACTTCTGATTCTTTCAACATGCGATAAGCATTACGCAAGCGACTTTCGGCTTGCATGAGAGCGGCGCCGGCCACAAGTTTTTGTTCGTCTGGTGTGAGGCTTTGACCTTTTGATGCTTTGGTCAATGCTGTTACAGTTGCGGGATCTTTAAACTTTTGTATGTTCTTGGTCATTGTGCCGGCAGCTTGTGCGGCAGTAGGAGTTCCGGGTGCAGCGGGGGCAGCTGGTGCACCAGGCGCAGCCGGTGTTCCAGGCATGGCAGCTTCTTTAATTCTAGCAGTCAATGCTTGTTCCACCATCAACAGCTTGAGATAAGCTGGGTTACGTTCACTTTGATGGAACGAAGGTTGACGACGAGTTTCGCCTAGTACGCCACGCACACGCTTCAACATCTGTTGAGCTTGCTTGCCAGTGATTTGGTCAAACTTCATGCGTGAGCCAAAATAGCTCTCGAATACACGGGCTATTTGTTTAGTTGGCTTGGTTGCCGCTAGTTCTTGCAGTTTCATTTTGGAATCCCCTAAGTTGTATATATTTAGCCGAATTTAAACATTTTTCAAGTTCCTGATCCACCAAGGCATGTTGTTGAACCTTGGGTTGTAACTTGGTTAGCACCACTTCGCTAAATCCATTGTTGCGGCTGCGATCAGCCATTTGACGCCGGCAGTGTATGTCTGCTGACAGTGTTTGTTTTTTGGTGTCTAAAGTTTTGATGCTTTGCGCCAGTCTCAGCTGATTGTGTTTGTCGGCCACACACCAACTGATTGCTGTGCGTTTGTTGCTGAAAATACCTATTAAATCATCGCTTGTGCTGTACACTTCAAATGCTTGGTGTGCTGGACGCAAATGATATCTACCAAATGCTACATATCCACCTGATTCATCGTCTACAATCATGTTGTGTATATTACGACGAACTTCACGCTCGGCCCAGCGTTCTAATTTTTGTTCTCGGGTCATAGTTTCATTAAATGTGCGGCCGCCCAACCTAGTGCGCCTACAAGGGTCACAATTATACCCACACCCCAACTGATCAATCGGTCATTTTGTTTAGCATTAGAAGCCTGTAACATGCCACGAAGTTCGGCTATTACATTGAAAAGAGTTGTGATCTTTTCATCCATGCTTTCCAATTTGGTTTCAAGCAGGCGATACCGCTCTGCGCACAATTCAACGTGTGCTTCAAGACTTTTCTTTTCGATGTCAGTTGTATCAGCCATTATTTCTCCAAGTCATTTATTTATGGTTTCGAACCACAAGTTTTGATTGGGCCCATTTACAGTCAAACTAGGATCAATGGCGCCAGGTTCGTCTAGGCCCACAACCATTGGTATGCCTGCGCATTCACTTAACAAGCCGTCAAGATTGTCAACGTCATTATTGATAGAATAAACACCGGGTGTTTCCACACTGAATTCAAACTGCCATACTCCATCAATACACTGTGGTTCTTTTACAATAGTTGGCTGGGCTCGCAGGCTGATCATTTGCATGATAGTTTCCCAGTTGCGATGTTGATTTCTAGCACGATTCCAGTCGTTGATATCGTTTATTAAACGACCTGTACGATCAGGGTACGGCACTTGACTTGAGCGGAAGTGACCAGTGATGCCAGTGCATGTACAATCAAATAGGGTCCTGCATAATATATTCATTCTGCAGGTATTTAACTGCAAAGAAAAACCCCGGAGTTTTTAATTCCGGGGTCAAAAGTTTACACTTTACTTTAGATTAAGACGCAGCAAGTTTGAAACCAACGCTTGTGCAGCTATCCAACTGGATACCTGTGTAAGCAATGTTGGCAGCAGCCAAGAAGATTGCTGTGCTGGTTGTGGTAGGTGGGTTAGCAGCAGAGTTGCCAAAAGCACCTGTTGGGTATGTAGCGAAGCTGATAACGTTGCCGCTGTCAACTTGGTACATTGCCACTGTAGCAGTTTGTTGAATTGCTTGAATCACGTTAGCCACGTACTCTTGCACACCTTGTTGGTCAGCAATAGCGACGTTAGCAACCACGCGATAGAAGTCCAGCTTTGGACCTTGTGGTTGAACTGGTTGACCAGTGGTTGTAGAACTAGCAGCGATAGGACCGTTGCGTGTGTCTAATGCGAATACCGGTTGTGCATCACCGTTAACTGGAGCGTAATATGCCATGATAAATTTCCTTAAAGTTAGTGGTCTCGGTGGACCTGCTTTTATTTAGTCTTTTGGCAAAAATTATGCTTGTTGAGGATTGTTTTGCTGTCTATTTCTTGCGGTAAAATCAAAGCGATTTACTGCTTTAGCATAGCCTGCAGGCGTGGCCATTACCCAACCTTCGTGTCCAGGATCTTTCAAATCCAAGTTACGCAAGATGTCCAGCTTCAAATCATGTAGCAATATAAACAAAGTAAAAGCAGCGGCCAAGCCTTCTGTATTTGATGCAGGGCTCTTTAGGTATTCCACAATGTTGGCAAATTTTCTTGGTGTGACTTTGGGATTATTTTGCAGCCATGCTCCAAATCCTGACAACAAATTGTCAAAATTACCTGATCCAATTCTGAAATTGATGTAGTCCACACACAATTTGGCCAAGTCTGTAATCTGCATGGCTCGCAGTTCAGCAGGATTAAACAAGGTGTCAATGGCAGCACCTTTGCTTTGGCGCATTTGTTTGATTTGTTTGATCAAGGCAGCTTGTCCTTTAGACTGTGCAGCGTCTTGAGGAGTAATGCCTTTGCCGTAAATGGGCTCAATCAACAACAATCCAGGTACTTCATTAAATGACACTCTGCTGAGTGGCTGCTTGGGTTCGCCTTGATCAGCGTACATGGTGTGCATGGCAATGCCTGTGGTGCTGTTGCGAATTCGTTGACCCAACGCACTCTTGGCAGGTATGCGATACTGCACTGTGTTGGGCTTGAACACAAGATTACCAGCCTGTTCTTCCCAGGGCTGTTGCGGATAGTACAACAAGTCACCTTTAACATAGCCACGGAAGTTTGTGGGTGTGGCAGCTTCCAACTGTGGCCAAAGATCAGCGTACAACTGAACTAACTCCGCACGCTCGCCTTTTCTTGTGCTTTGAATTTGTGCCATCATTCGGGGACTAGTAGCAAGTCCATCATATCCCTTGGCTTCAAAACCTGAACCGTCTGTGAGCACAAACTCGCCTGTGTCGGGCTTGCGACCAAAGATCACAGCAGGTTTGCCATCCCACTTCACACTGGTTGTTTTTTGCGGTGCTTCGGCAGCATGTTGGATAATGGCCAATGCTTCATCCACACCACGTGAGCCTTTGCGGAACACAAGATCTTCCAAGTGTTCAATACCTTTGGCTCTGCCGCCCACACCAGCTTCTTCGGCTTCGTAAATTTGATATGGATTGGTTTTTTCTGCTTCGATTAGCGGAACCATACCTTGATTGACAATTCGGTCACGTAGCTTGGCCAGGAAGTGTACGTCTGTATTTTCATTCACGGTGCCAGGCTCTTGCAGGCCTTCTCGAGACAGATAGTCACGGAAGTCAGCCAGCTTGGCATCGCGATCTTTATCTTTGGCCAAGGCAGCGTAAATGCTTTCTACATTCTTGAGATTTTCTCTAGTGGCACGTGGTCCTAGTAAAGTTTTGGCCACATAATCAGGGTCCATGCCTCCATCTACCAGTTGATTGGTAGTGCGGCTGAACATGCCATTTGCACCCACTTTGAGTCCTTGTTGTTTGGCAATTGAACTCATCAACACATTGCGGTTCATACCTTTGTAGGCACTATCTTCTGAACCGCCGTAGTAGAACTGTCCCCAATCTAAATTAGGAAAGAACATAAAGTCTGTCTGTACATATCCGTTTTGAGGGTTGCCATTGATGGGAGTACGTAGATGAACTTCACCACTTTTTTTAACCCAGTTCTTGGGATCTTGTCCGTGGCTGACTGCCCATTGTGTTAGTTTTGCTGCCAGTTGTTCTTTGCTTATTTCGCTAGCATCTACAGCCATGTCCATGTCGCCTGAGGTAGGCTTGCGGCCGGTGCTACCTAACCAACGTTCACGTGGAAATTCCAAACCTGTGAGTGTTTCCAACCATTGCACAGTGGCAGGCACATCGCTTTGGTTGATGCGGCCGGTGAGTGGGTTGCCGTCAGCGTCTTTAAATACATTGCCGCCTTCTAGTAGTCTCATGCTGTTTGTCCTTGTGCTGCCATGGCCTGTTGCAGGCGTTTTTCTAAGTTGGCGTAATCTTGAGTTGTGGGTGCTCCTGGTTTGGCACCACGCAGTTGATCAGTTGATGGTGCAGGCACAGCAGCCGGTGATTGCTTGGTTAGCATTTTGTTAATGTCAGTGCCGGCAGCTATTTTTTGAGCATCTGCTGCTATGTTAGATCTTATATTTCTAATATCATTGGCTGGTACACCAAGTTGTCTCAGTTGATCAGCAATCTTTTGAGCGTCATTGGCTCGTTTTTGTTGCTCAGCTGTTTTAAGCATGTCTATCAACGAATCAATATGCATTTGCTCTTTTGCTTGTTTTTCGTCTTCTATGGCCTTTTGTTGTTGAATTTCTTGAGCACGCCTATAAGTCAAGGCAACTATGTTATTAAGGTTCAATGGCAAGTTTTGTGCCGCCTGATTAATTAGCGTAGCAGCACCTTGTATCTCTGCTGTTTTAAGACTGGATGGACGACCATTTAGAGTTTTCTTGTCCATCCACTCGCTAGCAAGTTTGTCTGCAATTTCAAGTTCTGCTTTGCGAATAGTTGTATTGCCCCTGCCCATACTAGCAGCCATATGCCCACCTGGGTGATATTCACCTTGTTGGGAAACAGGAACACCAGCCTTATTCAATGTTTTGTTGGCAAAATATTCTGCGGCATTGCGCATGAATCCTGCTTTGCCTGGAGTTGCAGGTGTTGCTGACGCAGTCGATGTTGCTGTTGGCGTTGCTGTTGTTTTCTTAGCTGCTTGTTGTGCTTGAAAAGCCTGAGCTTCCTTGCTACCACCTGGTTTTACATTGGGGTTTGTTGGAGTCCAAGGCGCAGCGGCAGGTGCAGGTTGAGCTGTTGCTGCTACAGGTGCGGCCTGAGTAGGTAATTTCACACCGGTGGGTGCATTATAAGTTTGTTTTCCATAGCCAGAAATTTTCTGACCAAAATTAGGAGTAGTAGTGGTAGACGGTGCTGAAGCGGTAGGTGCAGTAGGTGTTGGCGACGGAGTTGCAAAAGCACTCATATAAGGGTTTGGGGGCTCTGCGGCCGGACTTGCTGCTGGCGCAGGAGTAGCAGGCGGTGGTGATGCAGCAGGTCGATTCTGCAACTGTGTGGCCATATTACTAAACGCACCAGTGGCTGCTCGGGGCATGAATCGTCCACGGTCATTTCTTGGAGGTGTTGCTCTTACTCCTTTGAGTATGCCTTCATTTGTATTGCGACGAAATATCTCATGTATCTGCATTTGTTCTTCTCACTGATCTGGCAAACTTGCCTGAGTCTCTGGTACGAATAGCATTCAGCAATTTGCGTTGCAGATTTTCAGCTTGGTCAGCGGGAAATTCTGTGTCGATTTGTTCTAGTAATCTAATAGCGTTAGCAATGAGGGTAGCCGCACGGTTTTCAATCAACAGGCGGCGATCACGCTCGATGTACAAATCGTCTAATTCTTCTAATAAACTGCGGGTGCGTTTTTGCATCTGCTCAAGGGCCTTTGGATTATTTAGCGGATTTATGCTTTTAAATATTCAATCAGCTCTGGAAAAATTATGCGCCAGTTAGTGCCCCGCCGCTGGTCAATCTTGTCAAGATGATTTTTTGCTGACAGCAAGTTCTGATTGTCTGGTGATAATACACCAAAACAAGGCTGTTTTCTGTATTCTATAGGATCAGTGAATTTATTTACATAAAAATTAGAAGATATCCATTTGTCAAGATTGTTAATGTTATACTGATTTAATATGCTGACTGTTGTGTTGACTGCAAACATAACATTATGTGGCGAATTATCTATAAACCATTGCAAATTTTCAACAAGTTGATGCCATTTAGCTGGATATCGTTGGTATTCAAATCGTTCTTCTATGTCATCAATGCTGAAGTCTAATTGTACTAATTTAAATTGTTCCCATAGTTCTAACAATTTTAGGTCGGGACGAATAGTACCATTGGTATTATAATTAATATGCACTAGATTTTTATTGGGTATAGCGTTTAAAAATTCTACATGTTCTTTGCTTAGTAATGGCTCACCGCCGTTGAAATGCACAAATTTTAAAGTTGTTAAATTTATATTGTTCCAAAACTTATTAACAACAACTTTCTTTTGTTCAATTGGCAAATTCAATTCGCTTTTCCATGCCGAGCTGTTAGCAGGACTACAAATTGCACAAGCCAGATTGCAAAGGTCTCCAGTCCAATAATCTAACCTAATTAATTCAACATCAGTGTTGTAGTAATCATTATCTTTGTACCAAGCATTACTGCCAATTCTTCTACTGGATCCAAATTGATCTTCAGACTTTTTACAATTGTTGCAACTACTTGGAAATTTACCCGTTTGCCATATTTTCCTTACATTTAATAGTTTGGTATCATTGGCAAAATCAATTTGATCTGTTGCATGCACTGGAGAATGGCAACAGGGAGAAATATTTAACTCCCCCTGTTGCGATACAATATTGAGATTTTTAAATGCATCGATGCAAGTGATCATGATGTCTTTATCTTGCCCAACAACTGCTTGAGCTTGGCGCTTTGTACGTCAGCAGTGACTTTGGGCGTTTCTATGTCAAAACCTTCCTTGGCCTGTGGTCGTTCCCAAGGTGGGGTCTTGGCGTCGTCTGCGGCGGCACTAACTTGGCTCTTTGCTTTGATCGAGTCCATGATACTTGTGCTGGGTTTTTTGCTGAACCCGTTTTCGTTGTCATCCCCGCCTTCGTCAGTAATACGCATGGTTTCAATGTTGTACTCCAAGTCGATTTTTTGACCAACGCCGGTCGAGCTTCGTGACTTCATACACTGAATTTGGTACTTGCCACGTTCCTTCATTGCCCGGCTTGTGAA